TGATAAAGCAACTCAGGGAACTGCGGTCAACGCCGTTGACGTTCTTGTAACTGACTTTGGTACTCTGAAGATTGTACCCAGCCGCCTGATGTTGGCTGATATGCTATTCTTCGTTGACTATGATTTCTGGTCAGTTGATTACCTGCGTCCGTTCCAGACCGAAACTCTTGCCAAGACTGGTGACAGCATCAAGCAGTTGATGATTGCTGAATACGGTCTTCGTGCTAAGAATGGTTTGGCAAACGCCGCAATCATCGGAGTTAAAGACGCTTAATGATTAAATACAATAACACTCCTAGTATTGTTGTTGAAGATAATGTGCTTTCACCTGCTTTATGTGAACACATAGTTAACCTTGCCGAAACTAAAGGGCTTGGTGATAATCTTATAAACCGTGATGGTAAGTATATCCAAGATGAAGTAAGAACCAGTAAAGGTGCTTTCTTTAGTTACGGTGATAATGATGTATTAGATGGTGTTATTGAAGCGTTATCCGGTATGTGTGGGCTACCTCCTACCCGGTTGGAACCTGTGACTATTCAAAGGTATCAGCCGGGTCAGGAGTACAAACCTCACTACGATGCTTTTCTTCCTGATGAAATGGGAGAAATGCCAAAGTCTTCAAAAGTTGAAGAAGGTGGGAATCGCTGTGTCACTATGATCTCGTACTTGAATGACGTACAAGATGGTGGTGGCACAGTTTTTCCTGTTTTGGGGCTTGCAATACAAGCAAAGCAGGGTCGGGTTCTTATGTTTGGCAATCTTGATGAAAACAAGATTCCTCATCCTGCATCATTGCATATGGGACTACCTCCAGAAAACGGAGACAAGTGGATTATAACCTTTTGGTTTCGGGAGAAAGATGTAATGGTAACTAAGAAAGAACTTAAGAAAGCATTAAACTCTAAAAATTCTACCAAAGTAGATAAAAAGCCAGTGGACTCTAAACTCCACGCTAAGAATGTGCATAATAAGTTTAAAGAAATTGCCGCAGATAGGAGTGAGATGCCGTTATGAATTCATCTGGATGGAACTATGATACTCCTACCTCACGGCCTTGGAAACTAGATATTAATACTGACGGCACTGCAACTATTAATACTTATCAAGATGTACAGCCTATCATAGAAAAGAATAAGTTAGACTTAATTAACTATGGTGACAAACTTACATTTGGCAAAGCCTCTGGAAGACATACTGGTGGAGTTACAGTCGCTTCTATTCCCACAAATATCTGGGAAATATGGCTAAAAGAAACAAACGGTGCTATTGAAAAAGACGAAAAACTATTAGCAAAATATTTGAATGATCCTGACAACAAGTTTCTCAGGACTACACCTACGAGGATTTAATCATGTGGTTATATCAGCCTACGTTTTCTGGTAACAATCAGTTACCGATTATTA